TCATGCTCACGGACTCTACCGGCATGCTCCGCGGCGACGAGAACATCGTGGTCGACGGCGTGCGCCAGGCAGCCGCGCAGCAGCAGGACTTGTCCAAGCAGATGGAGTTCCTCAACGTCGCGAGCAACCCCGCGTACCAGGCTCTCATTGGTCCGGGAGAGACCGCTCGCCTGCTCCAAGCGATCGCAGACAACGTCGGCATCGAAATCAAGATCAAGCAGCCGGACGACGTGCCCGGCGCGCAGCCCCCAGGCATTCCGCAGCCTCCTGCACCGCCGCCCGGGCCGCCGCCTCCGCCGCCTCCGCGCGTGAACATCAACCTTGCCGGGCAGTTGCCACCGGCCGACGCCGCGCAAGCAGGGGGCTTTCCGCCCCCGACCACTGGCGGCCCGAATCCGTCAGGCAACAACACCCCGAACCCTGGCGCCGCAAGCGCGCCCGGCGCTGGTGGAGTCCCAGGACTCATCCCCGGGCCACAGGTCACGCCGGTGAACACAGTTGCATCAAACGTCCCACATGGGTAATATGACAAATATCTTCAGCGAGGAACGCCACAATGTCCGGAAAAACTCATCCTGCAAAGCCGATTTCACAAGCCACTGGGCCGACGTACACCGTGAATGATCCGGCGAAGTTCGGCAACAAGGGCAAGTCCTCGGGCAAGATCAAGCCGAAGGGCGTAGAGACGGATGACAGCATGGGCGCGCTGCGTCCCAACAGCACGCATATTCCGACGATGAACGCGGACAAGCCCGCTCCGGAGTCGAAGGTGAAGACGACCAAATCGTGGTTCGATCCGCACTCGACCAACAAGACGGCCGGCGTGAATGACAGCCCGGTACATACCGGCGCCGCGTCGCGCCTCAAGAGCGAATACAACAAATGAGCCAACCAGGTACCAAGTCTCCGCCGTGCCACTTCCCCAAGTCCTCGACTGGGGAGACGAAGCTGCCTGAGCCCGGATCGAAGACGATCAAGGAAGACAACCCGCGGTTCAATGGCGGCGTCGCCGACATCGGCAAGGCCCCGACCAGCCGCGTGTACACGCGCGACTACCGCAAGGTTGGCCGCGACCCCGACGGTGATGACTTGGTGGGACCCGCCCTCGGCAACCCAGTGTTCCGCATATGATTTCCACACGACAAGAATTGGCGGAGGGACTCCTCCGCCTCAAGGACCACGCCGACTGGCGGCATTACGTAAGTACGCTTGAGGGTACCTACAACCGACAGGTCGAATCGCTCTTGAACTCAGATCACCCAGACGAAGCGCTGCGGGGCGAGTGCCGCACGTATCTTCGACTCCTCAAACAGATCCACTCCAATACCAAAGGAAACTCCCCATGACCGCAGCAGTAATTGACTCCAAGTCGAATCTCCCGCCCGCCGCCCGCCGCCAGGTTGAGGCAGCGAACGCGCTGATCGCCGAGTTGAATGCGAAGCCAGGCCAGATCCCCGCTGGTACCGAATTTCAAACCATGCCGGGCTCCGAAGTCCCTGGCACGCTGCCGACCGGCGCGAACAAGCAATGGGTCCCCGCGTCGCAGAACATGCAGGCCCCCGCTGCCGCCGCGCAGGTCCAGCAAGTTGCCCAGCCGAGCCCGCCCCCGCCGCCCCCCGCGGAAGATCCCGCGATCTGGGAACAGCGCTACCGCTCGCTTCAGGGTAAGTACGACGCCGAGACGCGCATGACGCGCGAGATCATGGCGAACCAGCAGAAGACCATGGACCAATTGATCGCGTCGCGCGCTGAAGTAGTCCAGCCGACGACCACGGCACCGGCCATACAGCAGACGCCGGAAGAGTATCTGCGCAGCCTTGGCATCACAGAGAAGGAGATCAGTGACTACGGCGACTTGTTGCCCATCGTGGCACGGTTGGCGCAGAACATGATCCGGCCGTCGGCCGAGAAGCTCGAAGCCGAACTCAACCGCACGCGCGCAGCCGCGGGCCAGACTGCCAACGCCGTCCTGGAAGACCGCAAGCGCATGCTATTCGACACTTTGGACCGCAATCCGCAGATTCCGGGATGGCGCGTTCTGAACAACGACGATAATTTCCTTGCATGGTTGGACTCACTTGACATATTATCTGGAGTAAGTCGTCGGAATTTGATGACTGATGCGTTTCAAAAGCTCGATGCAACACGGATCGCGGCAATTTTTGGAGCGTATATACAGGAAGACTCTGTACGCCAATCAACGTTGAATCCCATGGTGGACATCAACACACTGATCGCCCCCGGTACTCCCAGGGGTGGAAGCGCGGAAGCTCCTGGAGGCGCAAACGGTAAAAGGATTCTGTCTGAACAAGAGATAGCGGACTTTTACTCACGTGTGAGACGGAAGCTGGTTAGCACAGAGCAGTACGCTGCATTCTCTGCTGAGATAGCCGCCGCAACAGTAGAAGGTCGGATTCGTCCAACTCGGACGGATCACCATAGGAACAGTTAAATTCGGAGTTCGCCTCCGGGAGTTTTAGAAGATGAGCACGTATCCAATTTCAGGCGCCCCGTACCTTGGCTCGAACCCGAGTCCTGCGTATAGCGGCGTCTTTATCCCGACCATCTGGTCCGGGAAGTTCGTAGAGAAGTTCTACGATGCGACGGTGTTGGGCGCAATCGCCAGCACGGACTATGAGGGTGAGATCCGCAATTACGGCGACACCATCAACATCCGCACGCATCCGACGATCACGATCAACGCGTATTCGGCGAACCAGGCACTCACCGTGCAGCGTCCGTCCAGTCCGTTGGTGCAGTTGCAAATCAACCAGGGCGCCTACTTCAACACGGTCCTCGACGACGTGATGGAGATCCAGTCCGATGTTGACTTGCTCTCGAACTGGGCCGACAACGCGTCGGAACAGATGAAGGTATTCGTGGATAGCGCGATCCTTTCGATGGCGAGCCTCGGCAATTTGGTTTCCGCGAACAACATGGGTCCGACCGCGGGCCGTGTCTCTGGTTCGGTCAACCTCGGGTTCTCGGTGAACACCTTGACGGCCTTGGCCACGTATGGCATACCGCTTTACTTGGGTTCGGTCGCTGGTGCAACCGGCAACACTGGTGTCAGCGTCGCCTACGCCCGCAAGGTCGTGGATGCGATCATTGACTTCGGTCTGGTTCTCGATGAACAGCGCGTCCCTGAGACGGGTCGTTGGGTCGTGGTTCCGCCTTGGGTGGCTGCCATGGTCAAGCGTTCTGCGTTCCAACAGGCTTACTTGACTGGAGACGCGGTGTCCATCGCGCGCAACGGTCGGCTAGGCATGATCGATCGCTTCATGATCTACGTGTCGAACTTGCTTCCGAACGGCGCTGGCCTGACGGGAACTGGGAACGAGATGACCGGTACGGGTTACCCCGTCCTGGCGCCGATTCTCGGTGTTGCAAACACCGCGGGCACCATCTGGACGACCGGCGCACAGTTGCCTGAGTACGCGGTGTACTTCGGCCACAGCCTGGGAATCACCTTTGCGTCGCAGATGACGAAGGTCGAGACCTTGCGGTCTGAGAGCACGTTCGGTACCTTGATGCGCGGCTTGCAGGTCTGGGGTTTCCAGGTCGTGAACCCGACGTTGGTCGGTGTGGCGGTCGTAGTGAACTCGGGCATCTAAGTCGCCCTCGGGTGATGTGATCTAGGGGGGCGTCTGGGAAACTAGCCGCCCCCTTTTCTTCTTCAGGAGACGATAAATGTCCAGCTTCCTTTCCAAGACCATTGACGACGCAGTCCTCGAAGCCCGCACAATAGTGAGCGACACCTACGTCCTCGCGCAGCGGAACCCGGACGCCCTCTTCATCCAATATCTCAACTCCGCGCTCCGCGTGGTGTACTCGCTTCGTCCCGATGCGTTCATCGGCAACTTCACTCAGGGGATCATAACCACTGCGCAGGTCCCGACCTACATGACGGCCGACCTGCAGGTGATCGACGGCATCCCGAACGTGCTCCCGCCGACCCCGGCGACTCCGTTCCCGATCGACGACAGGCAGTTCTTCTATCCAGTGGTCAGCTACATCGCTGGCCGCATCGAGTTAGCCGACGATGAGTTCGTTGATGCTACACCCGGCCAGACTTCCGCGCGCTCAGCGATGCTACTGGCTTCATTCAAAGGTCAATTGCAGGGGATGTAATCATGGCACTTGTCACACTCGACGGCGGTCAAAGCTCCTCGGCACTCGGTGGCCAAACCGTCGCCTACGTGCAGCAGTTCGTCGCACAGACGATTCAAGGTGCTCCCGACTCGCTTATCAGCACCCATCTTCAGCGCGTCCTGAATGACTTCTACACGCGCTCCACGGCATGGCGCGACTACCTGCCCGCGATCAACATCGTCGGCGGACAGGCCGAATACGAGATCAACCCCGTCGGCCAGAATGAGCAGCTTCAGTTCGTACTTGCGGCTTTCTTGTTCCCGTTCGACGGCAGCAATGAGCCGCTGGGCCTCGGTGTCTGCACGCGCAAGTTGCTTGGCGTCGTGCCCGCGCCGCCCGCGCGGTACTACATGGAGCGCCCTGACCTGATGATCCTGTACCCAACGCCCGACAAGACCTACGGACCTATCCTCAACGTGTATGGCAGCATGGTGCCCACGACCCTGACAGCAAAACTGCCGAACATGAGCTACACGCAACATGTGGATGCTCTGATATGGGGCACACTCGCGCGCCTGTACGCGATTCCGAAACGCCCCTGGTCCGACAAAGAACTTCGCGACTACTACGAGAAGAAGTATCGCCGCGAGATCCTGATCTACCGCGACATCGCAAACCGCGGATACGGTCCTGGCAATACGGCATTCCGCTTCCCGCACTTCGCTGGCCGCGCCGGTTCGCAGTCGGTACCGAAGGCATCCGGATGATCCCCGCGACGTTTGTCTACGACAATGCCTGGTACATGTTCGCAACGAAGGCGCTCAACTGGGCGACCTCCGGCGCCGCGATGCACTGTGTCCTGGTCGATAACACGTACGCACCGAACCCGCACACCGATCAGTTTTTCTCGGCTGTGCCCACTGGCGCCGTCCTAGTAGATCAGGCGTTCACCAGCACGGCCGTGAGATCCAACGGCGTATGCTACGGCGTGATCCCGCTGATCACGCTTCTGTCGGCGGACCCCGTCGTGGGCATGCTGATCTATCTCGACGTAGGGGGTATCGCCGCGAACTCGCCGCTGATCTATTACTCAAACCAGGGGAATGGCTTTCCGTTCACGCCGCAAGGGTTCAGCTACTCGGTTGGGTATGACTTGCTCGCCGGGGGCTGGTTTCAGTCATGAGCTACACGGCCCCGTCCAGCCTTGCTGGCACGACTTTGAGTTTAGTCGGCACGCTCACATGGGACCCATCCACTACCCCCGCACCGCCTCCTGGCAGCCCTTCACCCGGCTACGACGTGTACCGCGACGGGGTGTCTATCGCCACGTTCCTCGGGCCGCCAGGGTTCACAGACACCGTTCCGGTCGGTGGGATTTATTCTTATTATGTGACGGCATGGGGACCCGATCCTAGTGTGTTGTTGCTCCTGCACTTCGACGGGAGTAACGGTGACACCACGACGACTGATTCGTCGTCGCTCGCGAACCCGATGACATTCATTGAGCCGGGTATCGCGCTACGTACGGGGGGGCTCACCAGCCCCGTCGGCGACACCGCGATTCTCGGTCTTGTCAACGGGGGATACAACAATTCCTTACTCTCGACGCCGATTGCTCCGGCAGGTCCTTTAGACCTTACGCAGTACCCGGCGTACACCATCGAAGGGTTCATTTATGTTCCTAGCGGATCGTCGAACATTCCGATCATAGGCTTCGGTCAATGTAACGGAGGTTCGGTAAGCTCCTTCAACGGCGTCACACTTTTCTACTTAGGCTCCAGCATCCTACAGCTTTCGATCTATGGAGCAACGAGCGGCCCCAGCGAAGCACCCGAGTGTACGAATTTCACCGAGAACGCATGGCATCACGTGGCGATCGTGAAGCAGCCAAGCTCGGGGACTGGAGACCAGTATCAACTTTTCGTAGACGGCATCGGTAGCGGCTGGACCAACTCAGCAGGCTTCATGGCGCCCTACTCCCCATGGGTCGGATACTATGTACTAGGCGGCTATTGGTCCGGGCCGCTCGGATACGACACCTACGTCAGCGGCGGGGCGCCTATGAGCTTCTCCGAAGTCCGCGTCATGTCCTCGGCCGTATACACCACCAACTTCACGCCGCCCGCAGCGCCCTTCACGGTCCCAAGCTCGGACCTGAGCGCCGCCTCGAACGTGATAGACCTATTATATGGACTGATCGTTCCAGTTTATGGTAAATTCGTACAGCCCGGCGTATTCAAACCGAACGTGCAGGCCGCTGTTGGCTTGATCGAGCCACGTGTTTGGATGCCCTTTGAGAACAGAACGGTGAGACCATGACCCAGTACGCAGCCCGCTTCAAACAATCGCCCGCCGAACTCAAGCGGTACGTGCTGGACTTCAGTCTTGACCTAGCGCCCGGCGAGAATGTCTCGTCCGTCGTCATCAACGTTGTGTACAATTCAGGACCCATAGCGACGCCGCTGGTTGTGAGCAGTGTTGCGCTGCTCCCGCCCAACGCCGCGGGGCAGACCTATGGGTTTGCTTTCTTCGTGTCCGGCGGCAGTGACACGTCTGTCTATGAAGTGCAGTTTCTGGTCACGACCAGCCTGACCCAAGTGCTCGAAGAGGTAGTCCTTTATACCCTGTCGGAGAAACTGTAAATGAGCAACCTCTTTGTTTTTAGTAACAACGCCTCCTCGCTGATCGCATCCGAGTGTCACCCCACCGACGCGACGGTCGCGCTTACAGCGACCTACGGCGCTCTGTTCCCGTCCATTTCTGCCGGACAAGTAGCCGCTTGCACGATGGAAGACGTGAGCGGAAATGTCGAAGTTGTGTACGCGACCGGCCGCACCGGGGATGTTCTGACTATCACGCGCGCCGAAGAAGGCACGACCGCGTTGGACTTCCCAGCGGGGTCCAGGATAGAGCAACGCGTCACGGCGGCCGTGCTCGCGTCACTCTTGCAGAAAAATGGCTCAGACACCATGTCTGGCACCACGACCCTGTCCGGCATCATAACCGGCGGGTCGGTTCGCCCGCTCGAAACAGTTGGCCCCCTCCGCGGCGTCGCAGGACAAACGTCCAACCAGATCAATGTTCCGGCAAGCGGCGGCGCTACCGCGGGCGGATCGCTGATCCTCACCGTAGGGAACATCTCGGCGAACCTGCCCCCTGGCGTTGACTTCGCCCGCACCGGCATGATCGTCGTCTGGTACGGCACGCTCGCCACAATCCCTTCAGGCTGGATTATATGCGACGGTGCCTCCGGTAGTAACACTCCCAACCTAACAGACCAGTTCATCGTCGGTGCGTCGTCGACGAGTACGCTCGCAAACCCTGGCATGTACGCGTCCACGACCGGCGCGACCGCCTCTGCTATACCCACGATCAACCCGGTCACGCTGACGATCGCCAACTTCCCGGCGCACAACCATCCCTGCGTGATCTACGCTGGCAACGCTGGTTCTGTGATCGGCCCCGCAGGCACGGCCCCCGGCGGCGAGTACTTCACTTCGGGCGTGGGCGCAGGCGTGGCTATCAACTGGAACACCGGCATGAGCGCGGGCGGCTCAACGTCCCCGTTCACGCCGACCGCCAATGCTGTGGCGCCGCACACGCACTCTGTCTCGGCGCCGCCATACACGGCGTTGTTCTTCATAATGAAGCAGTAAGGATACTTCTATGGCGACGAAACCTCCTAGCACGACCGCGCTCGGTTCGCCGCAGGACAATACCCAGAACCATACGAAGATGCTTCGGCAGTTGAAAGAGACTACCGAAGTGGCGCAGCGGCAGCGCGGCGATCCGAACTCTAGCTTCGTGCAGCTTGGCGAGCTACTTGGCACCCAGCGATTCAGTTATGTCGGGCAGGTGCTGACGTGGATCGGACCCTCCGCGAAGAACATGTACTTCGGCTCCAACGCGGCAAACGTCCTTGGATACTACCCGCTGCCAAGCTCCACGGTGAGCGTGGCAGACTCGATCACCGGAAACGGATCAACAGGTACCCCGCTGAAGCTCGTAGGAGACACAGCAACCCCAGGCAATAGTTACCTCTATGGAACGAACGCCTCTGGCGTCCGCGGCTGGTATGCGCAGCCTGGCGGCGGGTCGGGGGTAGTTACGAGCGTCGGGTACTCGGCAGGCTCATCGGTGATCGTCTTTGGCGGTACTGCTACGCCCATCACCGGAACCGGAGCATTCACGGTTGACTTGAGTGCGGGTGCGAAGGCGGATCTTGCGCTGGCTGCGACGGCATTGCAGTCTATCTCGATCGCTACTGGCACAGGACTTACCGGAGGACCCCTCACGGCTAGTGGGACCACAGTTGCACTCTCCGCGGGATCGATCGCGAACCTCGCGCTGGCAAATACGGCGCTGCAACCAGGTAGTGTTGTCAGCAGCGGCCCCGGCGCCGTGCTGTACTTTGATGAAGACCCGGAACCCCAGATGATGGTCCCCGGCGCGAAGGGCGCAACAGGGGCGAACGGTACGAAC